TGGCGCAGATTTTAAAGGTGAAATTGCTCCGTTAGATATTGCATTCAAGACTGGAAATGTAGAAATGCAAACTTATTTACAAACCAAAGGTGCTCAAAGAAAGAAGAAACATGATACAGGCGGTGGTGGTAAAGATATAACCATTTATATTACAGATGAAGTAAAGAAACAAATAGCTTTGTTTATTGAAAAGCGTGAACGAGAAGAAGCAGCAATAAAGAAACATGAAGAAGAACAAACTGCAAAAGAACCAAAAAAGAAAGATGTACCCGTAAAGAAAATTAACTGGAAAGATTTCTTAAAGTTAAAGAATATGCCGGTTGTGGAAAAGAAAGAAGAAAAGAAGGTTGAAGTACCAAAGCCTGTAAAACAAATAGTTAAGAAGGTTGAACAAGTCGATGTAGAAGTCAAATCCAGTAGATTGCAATTGGATGTAGAACAAGAAGGTTTCATATTCTTTATGGACATTGTAGCTTATAGTAAAAAGACTACAGATGAACAAAAGAAAGCTTGTAAAGACTTGGGTGCTTTAATTAAAGGTACAATGCAATATAAGACAGCTAATGCTCTTGAAAAGTTGATTATATTACCTACTGGGGATGGTATGGTAATGGGGTTCTTTACATATTTGGAAGACGCAATGAATTGTGCGGTTGCTATAGCTAAAGCAGTAAAGGACAGACCAGACTTACAAATGAGAATGGGTGTACATTGTGGTTCTGTAATTCCAATGGAAGACATTAATGGCAATTTGAATATAAGTGGTGATGGCATCAATTATGCTCAAAGAGTAATGGATGCAGGTGAAAGTAATCACTTATTGGTTAGTTCGGCTGTAATGTTAAAATATGATAGACCCACATATGTATTAGTGAATGATTTGGGTGATATAGTTGTAAAACACGGTGTGGTGATGCACTTGTATAGCTTACATGGCAGTGACTTTGGCAATAAAGCATTTCCGTCAAGTAGAGTAAAAAAGGCAGAACCAACAACCGATAAACCAGTATGAAGTACTTTTTTATATAATATAACAAAAACAGGCGGAGCCTAAAAAATATGAAAAAATTAATACTAATATATCTAATGTTTACGTCATGGAGGATGTTTGCGTTAGATTTTGAAAACTCAAGTTATTATACGAAGAATTATTTATTTGATGCTCAAATATATTCAGTTAACACTTTTATATCTGAGAACAATTTAAGCCATCAACTAGGTAATTTTACGCCACATCTCGATTATGTACAATATCATGGTTTGGATCAATATAAAGAAAGTGACTTTGGGTTGGGTAGTAAATACAAAATAACTGATAAACTAACATTAAACACAGGTAGTTGGTATTACTATTATTATAACGCAGGCGACCATTACTTTGAACCGTATACATCGCTAAGTTATGATTGGATAGTATCTCCAACCATATATTTCAGTATGATAACCTATAATAATACTCCAAGAACAGTATTAAGTTTTGATTATAATAAGGATATTACTGAAAAACTACATTTGAATTTTAGACCAGTAGTAGGAACTGCGGATTATGATAATAGATATGGTTATTATGGTAGTGTGATTAGATTTGATTATGATGTAAATAAGTTTTTAGGAATATTTACCGTGGGAGAAATAGACAAACCATTTAGTTCTCCAGACAATAGTATTGTGTACACTTATTCATTTGGATTGAGGATATCACTATGAATAGATTTAAGTTCAATTTAAAATTTGCGTTATCTACAAGTACCATATTCATTTTGGCATTGGTAAGCGTTGTTTATTTCTTTTTATTGATATTTGCAATAGAAGATATAGCAAAGAATAGTTTAAAGAGAAGTTTAACTACATCTGTAAATCTTTGTAGCAGTATTCTTGACCCATATGAAATTGATAGTTTTACTAAGTATGAACAAGAACAAAGTGAAATATTTATTAACTATAGAAGACAGATTGTAGATATTAAGCGTCAAATAGAAAATATTAAGTTTGTTTATATAGTAAGACAAATAGGTACAAATATCACTTATATAATAGATTGTGGTGATGATGTATCAGAACAGGCTAAGTTGGGTGAAGTATATGATGATGCTGGCGATGGATTAAAAGAATTGTTTAAAAATACTAAAGAGGAAATATACTTTGAAAGTGATTATTATACAGATAAGTGGGGTACATTTTTATCTGCTTATAAACCTATATTTAAGAATGGAAAATTAATTTATGTTGTATGTAGTGATATTAAATCTGTTGACGCGGACAAATACATCGTTGATTATAAAAAGAAGTTTACTTGTGTATTTTTTACATTGTTAATTTTAATATGTCCAATTATAATTTGGATGACTAACGCAATTAGAAAACCTCTCTACAGAGTCAGAGATGAAATTCTTAAATTGAGAGATTTAAATTTAGATGGCCACATCGACTTCAATAGCAACATCAGTGAAGTAAATGATATGATTGATGCAACTGATAAGGTTAAAACTGGGTTGAGATCATTTGCAAAATATGTTCCTGATAAGGTTGTTAAACAACTAATAACTCAAGGTAAAGATGCAAAAATCGGTGGTGAAAAAACATACGTAACGGTATTGTTTAGTGATATCGAAGGATTTACAACCATATCCGAAAACAACGATGTGGATGAAGTTGTTACATCTTTAAATGAATATTTTGACGTATATGTACATTGTTTAGAAGAAAGTGGTGCCACCGTTGACAAATTCATAGGTGATGCTGTAATGGCATTTTGGAATGCTCCTAATAAAATAGAAAATCATGAGAGTGTAGCTGTTGCAACTGCTCTTAAGATAAGTGATGAAATAGATAAATTAAACAAAAGATGGGAATTTCAAGGAAAGAAATTTGTCTTTAAAACCAGAATAGGTATAAATTGTGGCGAAGTAATTGTTGGAAATATTGGATCCAGCAATCGTATGAATTACACAGTCACTGGTGATACTGTTAACTTAGCGTCTCGTTTGGAGTCGGCTAATAAAACTTATAAAACAAAGATTTTAGTGTCCGAATCCGTATATGAAAAAAGTAAAGATGATATCGCCTATCACTATGTAGTCGAGGTCAAGGTAAAAGGAAAGGACATACCTGTGAAGGTATATGAACCCTTAAACTTAAAATCAAAAAGTTAACATGAATACCACATTAGATTACATTACCACAACGTCAAATCGGTTATTCAAACATACCGATCCTAGAATCAAATTTCTTTATGAGTTTTTAATAGAACTATGTGTAAAAGGAAATGATCAATACTATAGATTAAAAACACAATATCATAATATAGATCATTTTTTATCAAGCGTTGAGGTGTTTGTAGACATATATGATGGTATTGTAAAAGAATCTATAATAACAAAAGATCCAAATAATTTTTTCTGTGGTGTGATCGCAACGTTGTATCATGACATTGGTTTCTTAAAAAACAAAGATGAAAAGTTAGGAACAGGAGCTCAATATATAAATTGTCATGTGGATAGAGGGTGTGAGTTTGTAAGCAAAAACTTCTCGGAAATACTGACTCAAGAAGAACAGAACAAAATTTGTAAATTGATTAAAACTACCGATTATTTCAAACCAAATTATAATGTTGGATTAAATGAACTAGGTGCGTGTGTGGCATTGGCAGATTGGTTGAGTCAAATGAGTGACGAATTATACGTTGATAAATTAGAGAGATTGTACAAAGAGTTTGATGAATATCAAAGGTTTAACAAAATAAACATGTATAATTCATTTGAAGATATGGTTCATAAAACCCCCGGATTCTGGAATAAATTAGTTAAACCAATGTTACATAACCACTACTATAATCTACAACAATATGGAACGATAGATTATGTATCTAAAATAGAACAAAACATAAACATATTGGTTGAAAGATACGAATTAAATGTAATGGTATCTATATAATATAAATCTTGACAGGTAGAGTTATATTGTTATAATGAAATAATGTCGGAGTATTTTGACCCCACATTAATTTACCTCAAAAGCATCAATAAGAATGTTGCAAAAACTCTTATTGAAAAGAACCATTATACACACAAGTGGTCTCTTTGTACTGTAGCTTATGGAGTTTATTATAAAGAGTACGTCGAAAGTACTTTCTTTGGGGGTTTTAACGAACACCTGATAGGTGTATTAGTATATGGAAATGCCGTGGGTAGAAATGCAAGTACCAGTATCTCTCCACTACTTACTAATAATAATGTATTAGAATTAACTCGTTTATGGATAGCCGATGGATATGGTAAGAATATAGAAAGCTATTCTATAGCTGAAAGTTTTAGATTATTAAATACTGAATATCCCCACATCAAATGTATTCTTAGTTATGCAGATAGTGAAGAAGGACACACAGGCACAATATATCAAGCAACTGGATTCCTTTATCAAGGAGATAATTATGTGGATATCGCTATAATGCCTAACTACAGTGTTAGTTTAATTGGTCCCACTGAATATGATTGGATACACAGTAGAAGTGTATATGCACGTTGGAAAACACACAGTGTAGATAAACTAAAAGAACGTATTGGTAAAACATTTTGGCGCAAACGTGAAAGCGGTAAACATCGTTATATCAAGTTTATTAGTAACAAGATTGAAAATAAGAAACTGGTTAAATCTCTTAAACATAAAGTTCTACCTTACCCCAAAGATACTTCGTTCAAAGAAGAAGTACAAGAAATCGTTGTAACATCTACCAACGAATTTTTCGATTAATGCAAGAAAAAACCCCAACTTTCGTTGGGGTTTTTGAATTGTTTTAAAATATTATGGATTATACGGTATCGAGATCACCGATAATAACTTTTCCATAAAATTCGGGGCGGACCACCTTCTTAGCGTAGCGGGTCATTACGCCTCTACGTGGAGTGAAGTTCACTGGATCATAGACCAATGGAGTTTGGATTAGTGGGATATATGGAGCATATACAGCACCGGTTTCTAGGAAGTTGTTTCCACGGAAACCAACCAATACAACGTTATCGGTCATATATGGGTTCTTGTAAACTTGGAAGCGAGAAGCAAAGCTACCAACGCGGCTTACGCCCATTGCGAACTTAGCTTGATCACCGTCGGTGTTTACTACATATCCTGGAATTGATTCTAGGATAGTTGCTACGTCTGGACTTACGACCAAGAAGTTAGCACCACCACGTAGGGTCAATTTTTGGATTGTGTTAGATACCTTTTGAATCTTGTTTCCAAGAGTTTGGAACCAAGTGCTCTTTACGTAAGCAGTACGGTTTGGTGAACTGTTTGCATTACGTGTGAAGATTGCTTCACCAGTAGTTGCATTAATGCTCTTGCTGAATTCAACACCGATTTGGGCGGACCAAGCTTCGGTTGTTTGACCTTCAACAGCTTCGTTCAACATGTCTAGGATTTCGAGGTCGATTTCCATAGATACATATTCACTCAATAGAGCAGTAAGTTCTGCTTCTGCATCAATGGAGTGATATGCGTTCAAGTCTTGAGCCAATTCTGGGGTCCAGACTGCCTTCAACTTACGGGTCTTAGCAACGATTGGTTCGCTGTTTAGTACCAAGTTAACTTCTGGGATACTGATATCAGTATCGATGCTTTGTGTAGGAACGTTACCAGCGGTACCGGAACCTTCACCTGGGGTCTTACCAGCTTCGAAGTCACCACGTAGGTTATCGGTAGGTTGTAGACTATAGATCAACTTAACAGCTGTTCCTGTACCAGCGAATGCGCTGTTAGAAGCGGAAACGATGTATACTGATTGATAGAATGGATCACCCAAACTACCAGTGTTGATTGCCTTGCTATAGGTATTCAATACCAAACCACTACTTCTTAGAGAAAGTGGAGCGGTTGAACCAGAGATCAAGTTGAATGAACGTACTGCGTTCAAATCAGCATTGTATACATATCCGTTTGCAGCAATACCAGAGGTATTGTCGTCGTGGTTCAAAATAACTTTGAACAACTTCTTAGCCACAACTGATGCGCTTAAATCAGCATCAAATTGAACGTCGTTCCATGATGCTGTTTGAATTGTGTTACCGTTGTTTGTTGAACCAGCGATCTTTGTCAAAGTAATAGCGGAGCTACTTACTGGACGAACTGAATAAGCATAAGCACCTTGACCATATAGACCACGTACTGCGCTATCAGTTGAACCCAACTTCTTGCCTGTACCACCGAACAAACTGTCGTTCAATTGCTTACCTGCACGGGTAGTCTTGGAACTACCGTTGTTCAAGTTACGCAAGTCTTGACCTGGAGCGGTTGTACCATACTTGAAGTCTAGATAGAAAATTAGACCAGATGGTAGGTTCATTGGTTGAACGCTTACGAATTCCTTCGCAGCGATTTCAGCGAACACACGACGAACCAATGGAAGAGCTACGCCAGCCCATTGTTCAGAACTGGTAGAAGTACCAGTTGTGGTTGCTTCATCAAGCAATTGCTTTGCTTGGTTTTCCAATAGGATTGACATGTGTGCCTTTTCGACACCAGCGCAACCTTCTAGGAGGCCTGTCTTTTCCCACTTGTTTTGTAGTCCACGTGTTTCAGCCATCAATTTGGCTTGTGGATTCATATTGTTTGTCAATAGACTTTTTACATCCATACTCATATTTTTATTTCTTTCTATATTAATTACTGTTAGGTTTTTACTCGCAAACTAATTTTACTTCTTGATTCCTGCGAGTTTTTGGAATCTTGAAGTCATCACATCAGCTTGAGGTTCTACAATGGTAGAAGCAGGCTTTGTTGATGATACTGGTTTGCTTGCCAAACCTTCGGTGATAGTTTGAGCAGTTGTATTGGTCTTTTTCTTGACAACTGATGCACCGGAATTAATTGATTCGGCCAAAACTGTATATGCCAACTTGACTTCACGAATATTCTTGGTCAAGTCGAAAGTGTTGATGATCTTAAGTTTTTGATCTTCGGTCAAACTCTTACCCTTGAACAACTTGTTGGTATAAAGCAACTTAGCATTCAATAGGTTAGTTTCTGCTAGAACGCCCTTCATGTACTTAACAGTACTTAGGGATTCTGCAAGTTGTTTCTTTAGAGCTTCGTTTTCTTCGTTGATAGCAACCAAAGCTTCTGCCATTTCTTCAGCGGTAACTCCGTCTTCTTCACCTTCAGCTACTGGAGAAGGAACTTGTCCCATTTCTGGAGCTGGTGCTGGAGCTGGAGCTGGAGCTGCTGCTTGCATTGGATCTACTGGTGCTGGAGCTGGTGCTGGAACAGCAGCTTCTTCTTCTTCTAGTTCTGCTAGAAGTTCATCCAAGCTAACTTCTTCCATGTCATCGGATGGTGCAGACATTTCATCGGCATCATCGCCTTCAGATACTTCACTTTCCAATTCAGCTAGAATTTCATCTAGTTCTTGGCTTGTTACTTCTGCACCTTCTTCTACTGCAGTTTCTTCTTCAAGTGTTACATCAAATTCTTGCTTTCCAGCAGGAGTTGTGTTTTTGTTTGCAGCGGGAGATGGTTTAGTTGGATGTTGCTTAGAAGCAATGTTACTATCATCTTTACCGATATTTGAAGATGCAAGCTTTTCATCGATCTTGCCTTCTTCTTCACCGGTTTCTTCTGCCATTTCTTCCTTGAGTTTGTCTGCGAACATTTCCTTCATGCTAGCAGCAAAATTTTCTTCAAGGAAAGTTTTTGCATTTGCCAAAGCTGTTTCACGTACAGCCTTTGCGTCTGCAATGCTTTCTTTTAATAGATCGCTCATAATTATATTTTGCCTTTCTTATTGTTATTTGTTGGTGAAGCTATTGAAGAACTCCAAAGAAGATAAATTGATATGACATCAAAGAATGATGTATTTGAATAATAAATATAATATAAAATGGAAATAAATAAAAATATTTTATATTTATTGATATATGCCTGCAAAATCGCAAAAACAAGCAAAACTTTTTAGACTAGTAAGAACTTTACAAAAAGGCGGAATTAAATCAAAAGAAGTATCTCCACAAGTTCGTAAAATGGCACGTACTATAAAACCAAGTAGTGTAAAAGATTTTACTAAAGTAAAAGAAATTATTCACAAATTAAAAGAAAATGAATATAGTTTGGGTAAAATTAAAAAAGTAAGCGGTATAAGTTTTAAAAAACATTTATCTAAACAAGTTGGAGTACCATTTGATCTAAAAGAATTACAAGTATTTCAAACCAAACAAAATGGATTTAGTGGATTTGGAAAAACAAAATTCAAAGAAAATAAAAGTACCAACGAAGTTTCTACAGAAGTCAATAGTAATGGTACCAATAAAAAATATGTGTTTAAAAAGTTGGTAGACAACGAAGATAAACAAAACAAATACGCTTGTATTATTCAAAGAACATTTCCAGATAAACCCGATAAAGAAATATTAGATCTATTAAGCAACAGTTTTGATAACGAAAATCTTGCAGAAAAAAGTAAAACGTTATCTGATTTCATCGACAGAATTAATACAACATTAGGATCAATGTAATATTATGCCATACAATTTCAATCCAAATTTTAATAGACACATGAATCAACCCAAGGATAATTACAAAAATATCAAAAGAAAAGGCGATGAGAATCCATATTCTAATCCAGACGTTCGTGCGATGAATAATAATTATAACAACCACAAAAGTCCAAAGTTGATTAATTTTTTAAACAACGATAACTTTGAGGAAGATATTAAAATATACAAGTTAGAAGATTTGGATCATCCAAACGGATGGAATTTTTCAGAGTTGGATATGTTAGGCGAGATGAATTTCAGAATCGACGATGACTATAAAATGTTCTCTGAAATTGAAATTCCAGCTTTACAATTAGAAAATGAAAAAATAAAAGCCTTCGTCTATAAAACTGACGAAGGCTATGTTTTGGAAACTAATAGAAAATATGTATTCGAAACGTTTGATAAAATGTTAGAATATATCGATTCTATTCCAATGAATCGATACTAACTGAACTTTGTTGATTTTGTGTTTGATAAGCTTGTGGATCTTCATTGATTGGATCAGCAATTTCAAAATATCTTTCTAAACGACGACCAACTTCTTCGTACAACATTTCAAGTTGTTTTTCAATAGCTTTCATTTTTTGAGCTTCTTCGTACATCTTTGCGGCATCACGTTTAATTTCTTTCATATCACGTTCTACCATCTTGGCTTCCATCCAATCGCCACATTCTTTCAAAGCATAACGTTCTGCTAAATTAACAGCTTCCATTATTTTTTGTGCGGTTTCATATACACTGTCTGTTTTCAAACCTTTACGATATTCGTTATATGATTTGATCGTTTCAACCATATTCTTCTTCTCATAAACGGTAAGAGGAGTATATGCGTGTTCAGTAGAATTTTCTAGTAAATGTTTTAATTTCATACTTTATAAATATTATAGTTCTGATAGAATGTTGTGGATAATTCTTTCAACATTACTATATGGGTTAATAATTGTTTTATGTTGTTCAACACTTTCATTAATCTTTCCTTGTGGATACATAAAAGCTCCTTGAGTACTTGGATTGCTTACGAAGTCAAATGCAATTAAATCAAAATCATCTTGAACAACGTCGGCACCTTCTCTCATGTCTTTTTTAACACTACCCAATCCACGACTACTAATACCCAAAAGAATTCCTGATTGCAATAAATCTCTTAATATATTACCACTTGGAGTAGGTAGAATTTCTACTGTTCCAACCAAGTCTTTTCCATCCCAGCCCATATCTGTGATGTTGTGACTTACATTCTTCAAATTAACAACGCTACTTTCTGGATGGTCTAATTCACCCATAGCACGACGTTGTTTTACAAAGTTTTGCATGTATTTTTCGGCTTCTCTCTTTAATACATCCACTGGATATACACGGCCATTTTGATTTTTTGCATCAGCACGTTGTAGTACGCCACTAACGAGTAGTTTTCCGTCCTTAAGTGACTCATTTAAGGCGGACTTTTTAAACTCAAATGGCATTACATCGATTAGTACTTGTTTCATGTTATTGTTTTGGTTGTGTAGAAGGTTGTTGTTCAGCACCAGCTTCTGGCTGATCGGGATTTTGATCCTCTTCATCAGATGTAATGGTATTTGTTGGAGTAGCTGATTGTTGAGGTTCTACCAATGCTTTTGATTTAGCAACTTGATATTGATCTCTTGGTTTCAAATTATCAGCGTTTCCTAGAACTTTGATTTTAAATCCTGGTTTAATAAAGAATTTAGCAACTTTCTGTTTATTTTCTTCACGGCCTATAATTATGATTACGTATCTATCGTAATAATAATCTATAGCTACTCCAGTAACATTAATTGTGTAATCGGTTTCGGGTTGTTTGTATCCCTTACTAGCTCTTACAACAATCTTTTTACCTAAAATTTTATCTTGAATAGTTTTTTGTAAATTATTCTTCAATACTTCAGTACTATTCTTTAATTTTGTATCGAATGATGTAAAATCAGGCAATACATCGTAACTCTTAACATCAACTGTTGGATTAACGTTTGTTTTTTGTTTTGGTTGTTGTTGAGGAGGAGTGGCAGATGGAGCAGGTTGTTGAACAGGTTGTGGAGATTGTTGTCCCTCTTGTTCATATTTCAAACCATTAAATCCTTCAGTAAATGGTAAACTGCCTTGTTTATATCCAACTAAATTAGGATCCATATCAGGATCGTTGTGTTGTACCAATCCATTTTCATCTGTGTATGTTGAACCTAATTCAATAGCTTGTGCTGGAGTTCCATAAGATGGTTGACTATACATTTGATTTTCTAATTTATATCCAGTGCTTCTTTTTACTGGTTTAGCTAACTTATATCCCAATTGTGTATAAGTATCTGGTCTTGCTCCTCTTCTAGAAAAAGCGAATGGCGTTCTAGCAGCATCACCGCCTACAGAAACAGGACCAGAAGCAACTGGGCCAGTACCAGTAGTACTAGCTTCGTTTTTAGCTCTTAATTTGCTTAAGAGTAACTTAATCTTCTTTTTTAGATGGGGTTTCATTCTTTAACTTTTCGATTTCTTCAACTAATTCGTAAGCGTTTAACAATGAAGTTAATTGATTTTCTTTTACTACACCAATAACACTTTTGTTGGAAAACTGATTAACAACTTCTGTAATTTTAATCTTTACTATATCGGAATTAATTGTTTGAAGATTATCCTTTAGAATGAGACTAACTCTCTTGTATTCTTCATTAACAAACTTAGTAAATTTGCTTGAATTACTAATATTTGTGATGTACTCTTTAAGTAGTTTCTTTTGTGCTGGTAACAAATTACTATACTTAGTATTAAAATTTTCAATCAAGAATTTATAAGCTAACAATCTTACTTCTGCACTTTGACTTCCATAAACATCCAAGCTTTCCTCGCTGCTCTTCTTTTCTTTAATTAAATTTTCAACGACGTATTCTCTAGATTCTAGTAACTCTTCAACATTAAACTTGACTTCTTGATCAGCTTGATTTTCAAATAGTTTATATACAGATGCGTATAATTTATAATTTGGAATTTTGTTCTTTAAAAATTCATCAATATTATACTTTTCTTTTATCTCTTTAATAATACTATACTTTTGTTTATTCAACTCACGTTCGTCTAATTTTGATCGTGTCTGTAGTACTACATTTAAAATACGTTCGGCAGAATTTGCATCCTTACTGGATTGTTGAAGTATGAAATTGTATAGTTGTGCTTCTTTACCAAGTTCTTTACTTTCGTGGAAGTATTTAAACATTAAATTTTTAGTAAACGATTCATCTCTACCCGCCAAAATATCCGCAGTTATTTGGCGTGTAAGAAGCTCAAACAATATTCCAGCATTCTTGAATTTTGAATGTTTTGCTTTCTTGTGCATATTATTATTATTTATAAATATAGATCAACTATGTAAATATATAGGAATTGT